GCGCTTCATGCCGGAACCTGAATAAAGTACGGGTTTGCCGGGCCGCACAGGCACAGGCGTGGGCTTACCTTTTCCGGGCTTGACGGGGGTGGGGACGGGCTTGGGCCTATCTCTTCCGGGGCTGATGGGCTTGGGCTTATCCTTTGGGCCCAGAATACCGCGTTTCCTCAAACTTTCCAGATAGGCGGCTTCGCGGGCAGCGAAGGCTGCGGCGGATTCCCCGGGGTTTTTTGGGAGGGGCATAACCATGATGTCGAAACTCCTTGTCGACAGGGGTTAATAGGTTCCGGAGAACTTAAAACCGGATACCTGCTGCTTGCCGGATTCCGGCAGAGCAATGCCCTTGGTCCCCGGATAGTCGAGCTCCGACATCTTGGCGTCGTAATCGGCCATCGCGTTCGGAGTGGATTTCTTGGAAGCCATCTTGGGAGCGGGCTTCAGCTTGCCGACGTTCTTCATCTTATACCTTCTTTCCCGTTCCTGAGAAAAGCTTGCTGCTCGTTTTCTTGCCGGAGCTGCGCCCGACGCTCGGGCGCTTGCCTTGATCCATCTTCTTGGAGGACTTAGGGCTAGACGCTGGGCCAGCCAAAAATCTTGGCCCTCCGGACTGCGCGTCGGGCCTAAAAAAGTCAAGACTGACAGACGGCTTCTTTGCGCTTCTTCCGAACGTGTCTCTCGGCGCTTTGCCCATTACATCTCGCCCTTGTACTTGCCGCCGCGGCCAGCCATCACGCAGCCGCCGTCCTTGAACCGGGAGACCATCTTGGGGCCTCTTGCGCCAGCGCTGCGAGACGAGCTCGACGAGAACATGCGAACCGCGTCCTTCTTGCCACCCGACGAGCTGCCACCTGCACCACGTGCAGCCTTGAGGTCCTGCTTGATGGCCTTGGACTCCGTGCCACGCATCGCGCGGTTGAGGTTGTAGTTTTCCATCAGGTCGGCCGGGCGCGGGGCCGGGCGCGGCGACTTGGAGGGGGCAGACGATTTGCCCATGGCCGACGAGCGCGACTGGGGGCGGGGGGACTTGCCGATCATGGGTGGCTCCTAAGCGGGGTTGGTTTTGCGAAGACTAGCACGAGTGCCAGTTGCGATCAATAAAGGGCTGGGTCGAGGGGATCGTTGTCCAGATAGCTGCCCGTGACGATGCCGCCCCGGTTAAACTTTTTCACGTCGCCCTCGAGCGCCTCGGGTATGGGGTTGTTTGGATCGGCTTTGACAAGCTTAACCTGCGCTGATGGGTTCAGGTAGATACGCACGTTGTGCGGGGTGCGCTTTGTACGCAGGCCGCCTGTGTGGTCCAAAGCGTCAAACCCGTTCTCGCGAAAGACCCCGTGCAGCCCATCGAATATCTCTTGGACCTCGTAACGCGGGAGGTCGTAATAAGGGGACAGCTCGCGCACGTTGTCGAAAAACTCGCGCACGTTTTTAGGTTCTTCGGACAGGGCCTCTTGCAATAAGTCTTCAGTGGTGAACCCAAGGTCCCCTTGAATGCTGTCGATGAGGAACTGCGGGACAGGTTGTTCCATGTCAAACGCGTTGACCGGGGCAACCTCTTCAATCCGGTAGACCGCGCCATCTTTCGCGCCTCGTGCGCGGCTGTAGCCTTCGGTGATCGCGACCGCGTCAGAGGTGTACAGCCCCTGCCCGTAGATGTTTTGGTCAGACGGACTGACGTAGTCCGAGACGAGCTCGGTTATCGGGGAGGTGGCCCCATGGAACCGAACGCCGCGACCCCTCGTATTTGGCAACTGATCCTTGTCCGGGTCTGGGCCGAGCAGCTTCAAGGGGGCCTGCGAAGACACGCTGGATACGGCGGAGCTTGCTTCGGAGGTCCGCGGGCCTATGCCCGTTCTTGGGACATCCCCGGCAGGGGAGTTCGGGTTCACAACAAACGAGGGGTTTTCGACCGAGAACCCCGGATCGTTGATGAGGGCCTTGTCCATGTCCATGGGGAGCAGGGAGTAGAAGTCGACGCCAGAGAGGTGTTCGCTTTCCGGATTGCTCGCCATCCGCTCCCGCACCACGGGGCGTGTCTCGGACATCAGGGCGGTGCGGAGGGAATCCTTGATCCGGCTGGTCGGGCTGCCCGGGCGGAGATACGGGTTCAAGACCTCAAGGGCGCTAAGGCGCTTGACCATCGTTGCGTCGCCCTGCGCCAGTCGGGCCAGCATCTCCCCGGGGTTCCTGTTGTAGAGCTCTTGCGACGTCATCTTTGCCAGCTCGTCGCGCAACCGGCCGTACTCCGCCTTTTCCGTCACGTCCGTCGTGGTGCTGATCAGGTCGTCCAGCGTTGCGAGGGAATCCTGCTGAAGGCGGAATGCGCCGGGGACGCTCATGCCAAGCTCGTTCCAGCCAACTTCCCCCTCCATCAAGTCCGCGTGTCCCCGTTCGTGGTCGTAAACCGACGTTCTCATTTCGGGGCCGAGGTTGGGATCGAGCTCGATCTGGTAGTCGAGCGATCCTGCTCCGCTGAACCGCGACGGGCCGAACTGGCCAAGAACGCCCGCGGGCAGGTTGGGGTTGTCGAGCGTTCGGATGCGGTACTTGCCGCTCGGCCGCAACGCGGTAATGCCTTGGTCGTCCGTGGGGAGGACAAGTCTGTACCCAGCATCGAGGCCCGTGGTCGAACGGAGCGGGACAGGCATGATCCCGGTGGTGTTCAGGACCGTCTCGGGGGATACGCCTTCCCGCAGGAGTTTCTCCGCCTCCTGCGCTTTGTCCGTGTACCGTCCAAACTCCGGAGCTTGCCGACTGCCCGGGCGGGGCGTGGAGCCGCGAACGGCCTCTTCACGGGAAGGATAGAAGTACCGCGAGTTTACCGCGGCGTCGGGGTTAAACGTCGGGGTGTAATTCTCGCGAAGGAACCTGTCCGCTTGGAGCTTTTGCAGGGGGTCCACGACCGCCACGTCAAGCCCCTTCTTCACCAGCGCCGCGCCGGGGATAAGCTGGGATGCCGTCAGAGCGTCGCCGAATACCGATTCCCGGGCGCTTGTGACTTGGTCCTCGGACGCCTCGTCATAGCCGACGCCATACATGCGCTTGAGCCGCGCATCTAGGTCCTCGGTGGCAAGATTCGACACGCTGTCGTAGAGGCCAAAAAGCAACTCCTCGCCCGCGCCGATGGGGTCCGCAATGACCTCCTTCGCCCCCTCGTAGGCCGAGATGCCAGCATTCTTCAGAAAGCCGATCTCGTCCTCATTGGACTCCTGACCAAGCTGTTCCCCGGCCGACAGGTAGTCGTTGTCCAGACCGATGATGTTGTCCATCAACAGCTCGCTGTACGTCAGCCCCTTCTGCGGCTTCGCCGCCGCGCGGGCGTTTTGGTAGGCGGTCATGCGATTGGGGGCCATGCCAAAGCTCCAAGGTCCGTGGTCCAAGGAACAATACCAAACTCCCGCCCTGCCGAATAGTCAAAAAGGCCTGCCCTGACAGAGGCAGACCTTTCCGGCTTCAACGCTTTGCGGAGGGAGAACCAACGGAAGCTACCCCGGGAGGACGAGGTGTCCTACTTATATCATACCCACAAACTGCTTGTATAGAGTCAAGGCGTCCTCTTCCTCGCGCAGGTCGTCCGCGTCCCGCTTGCGCTCTTTGACAAGCCGCTTGAGGGCGCGGATGTTGTAGCCCTTGGCCTTGGCCACCACGTACAGATCGCTCTCGTCCTTCGACGCGTCAGCCTTACTGGCCTGCGCCGACTCGATCTGCTCCAGAATGTGTGACAACTCCCTCGCGGCCGTGTCGTTGGCCACCTGATTGTGGGCAGCGAAGTCTGGGTCTTCCTTGAACTTGAGTGCCATATCGTCCTCCTCAGATGGCCACGCCCGTAACCTCGATGTCCTGCTCATCGACAGGCTCGTAAGTCATGGCAAAGATTTCAGGTTTGCAGGGGTAGATTTCGTTTTTGACACCCCGAATGATCCAGTCGCCCGGCGACGCAATGTGATCCCCCTCCAGCGTCGTAACAACCAACGTCCTCCCGTCCTTGAAGTTCGGGCAAAGCTTGTCGTCAATCAACGCGTCACGCAGCCACTTGGGCAGAGATTCCGTCGTGTCAAACTGGATGTTGTAAACATCCCCCTCCAGCAGCGTCAGACTCTCGAACTGCACAGCTTCAATGATCACAGGCTTCTTGCGGAAGAGGTGCATGGCAAAGGTCCTTGGTCCGAGGTTCGGGGCTCTTGGACCTTGGTAGATGGTTGGTTGTTCTTTGTCAACAAGTTCAAATGAAATTAGGTTGTATATTTTTTGTGGGGTACTTGGGGTCTTGGTTCGCGGACCTTGGGCAATGGATTTAGGGACGAATGAATCTGTGAAACCAACATAGTAGCCGCCGCGCGGAGGCGCGGGGCCCGAAAAGGGGGTCCCCCCCTCTTCGATCCGCGCGGATTGCGCCGGGGATCGGGTCCAGTTACCCCGGCGCGCGGGCCGGGGACCTTGGCCCGGGGACCTTGCACAAGGGGGTTGACCCCCTTGCGGGTTGTTGATAATCTACAAGCACGGACATTGGGTCCGTCACAAAAAAGGTAATGGCAATGACAACGATAGCTAACCCCCTCAATAACCCGCGGTTCATGGCCGCAACAACCCGCGCGCACCTGCAGATGATAGCCTTGGGGATGCAACCCCGGCGCGGGGTCCGCAAGGGTGACGTGTTGGCAATGGCCGGGAAGTATACCGGGAAGGCCTATGGTCGCGGCGCATACAAGGAGGCGATTGCTGATCTAACCTCTTTCCTTGCAACCCTTGATATGGAGGCTTGAACCATGGCCGGAGCAAAAAACCCCTTCAGCAAATCCCGCCCGGTTGACGCGCCTTATGCAATATACAGGGCGGGCCAGTGGACTTGGCACGTATGCAAGACCTACAAGACCCCGGAGAATGAGGCCAAGGACCAATACGCGCGTTGGTTCGTATGGGCCAAGTCGCCTATGACATACGGCGACTTTGAGGGTGGGGACACATACGCCAAGGAGATTCTTGCCCAAGCCACGCTCGTGGCTTGCACCCCGGACTGGCTTGTGACCCAAGGCCCGCGGAGCACGTGGCGCGAGCTTTCCCTTGAACGGTTGGCCTGAACCATGGTCTATATCTTCGCAACCCGCCGAGACGATTTGACCCGGCACTATTGGGACCGCAAGAAAAACGAATGGGTGACCGCGCTAACGCGCGGTTGCCTATACCCGACACGCGCAGGGGCCAACCGTATCTATAGCATCATGGCCAAGGATCGAATGATCCTTGGCCGGAGGTTCCATGAAATCGGCTGGAAATGGGCGGAGGCGGAACATGCTTGAATTAGCTATCCCATACCGCGAGTTTTGCGCGATACACCTTGCATGCGGCTATGATCAGGACCCGGCCACGGAACATCTGTTCCGGCTTGTCGGCAATGAGGTGCAAGGCGCATCATGGGCGGACGTGAACAAGGCCCCGTCATTCGCGGCATACTGTGAGGCGGCGGACGAATACGACAACCGATAGCCAAGGCCCGCGCGCCAAGGCACAAAGGCCCGCGATTCGCGGGCCTTTTTCATTGTTTCACGTGAAACAAAAAGACGCGGCGGGGTCGCAGAGACGCAAGGCCGCGCAACAAAAAACCGCGCGGCGGGCCCGCAGAGCAACAAAAGAGACGCGGCGGGCCCGCAGAGCACGGACCCCGGCCCCCGGTCCGTTGCACTATGTGATGAGCTCCACGGACCGGGGGCCTTTGCAAATAGGGTTTGCAGCTTTGCACTTGTTGATTATCAACAAGGGTGATAGGGTTTGAGCATACCGGGGCGCGGACCCCGGGCAACGGCAAAAGGAGAACGGCGAAATGAAAAAGGGATTAGGCAAGCGGGCGGGGGAAACAAATTTGCGGGGCGTGATCTATCGGGGCCCGTCCTTGATAGACGGCTCTCCGATTGTGGTCCTTGTGACCTATTCCAAGCGGAACAAAAAGACGGGCGAGATGCTGCAGACCTACATCTTGCGGGATGACATGGACCCTCTAACGGCCAGCAAAACCGGGGCAGATGAGGCGATTTGCGGCACCTGCCAGCACCGGGGCATCCCGACATCGGACCCGGCCGCAAAGCAAGCCAAGGGGCGGACATGCTATGTCGTTCTTGGTCAGGGTGTTTTGTCCATCTGGAAAGCTTACTTGCGCGGCCTTTATGTGCAGCAAAGCGCGGCGGACATGGGGCGGGGCCGTATGGTGCGCGTGGGCACATACGGAGACCCCGGGGCCGTGCCGCCTGAAGTTTGGGACGCACTTTTGAGCGAAGCCGCAGGGTGGACCGCATACACACACCGGGCAGGATTCCGGCCAGATATGGCCATGCAAAGCGCTGACACATACGCGCAGGCCTTGGCATTCTGGCAAGCCGGGGCCCGCACGTTCCGCGTGGTGCAGGACGTCGCAGAGATCGACCTTGCCCGCGAAGTTATGTGCCCGGCCAGTAAAGAGGCGGGCAAGCGGACAACCTGCGAAGCTTGCAAGCTTTGCGCGGGGCTTGCGACCCGCTCGCCTAAATCCGTCGCGATTGTGCAGCATTGAGGGGGCCCGCATGATGTATCAAATAACGGTGCGTTATTGCACACCAGCAGGCCGGGCCGCAGAATACACAGAAGAAGTCGGGGCCGCGTCATATGCTGACGCCAAGGCCTTGGCCCTTCGGCTACTGGACATTGACCGCCGCCGCAGGGTGGCCAGCATCACCGGATTCACCGGGATTGCTCTGGATTATTGATTGCCGCGCCGCGCCCTTCCGCCTCGGGCGCGGCCACCTTGCCCCCGGCGCTTATGCGTCGGGGGTCTTTTCCGTTCCGCCCGCCAAGCGCAGGGCCGCAGAGCTCCGCTCAGCGTTCAGCCGCAGAGCATCCGCAAAGAGCAGACGCAGGGCCTCGGCCATGCTGTCGGACTCGATCAGCGCGGGGCCGCAGAGCATGCCCGCAGAGCTCGTAGGAGAGGGCGCAGAGGCCCTCCAGATTTTCAGGTAGGGCGACGTGGAAAAACCGCAGAGCACGTATGAGAGGCCACCGCAGGAGGCCTGTCTGGCATGCCAAGCAGCCTGTTGCGGACGCAGAGCTGGGGGCCCATTATTTGCGGACTTCAGTTCGACCCAGAAGCTCACACCTTCGATGGCAATGTGCACATCGGGGATGCCGCCGCCGTGGCGGTTCTCAATCCGTGTCGCGTGGCACCTCGGGGGCAGCGATTTCCGCATATTTGCCCACACCCTTGCCTCTGGTCCTGCCACTGGGCACCTCCGTATATTCCGCGTCAACGATGAAGGCCTGCGGGTATTTCTGCTGCAGCTCGGCAAGGCGGGCGGTGATCTGGTCCCGCGTCATCTGGTCGATGGTGTTGATGTTCTCGCGGCGGTCAACCGTCAGGCCACCAAGCGCAGACCTGATCTTCTCCGCGTTGATAGCGGCAGAGAATTGCCCGCCGTCTTCGGCGGCGCGGGACAGTTTGTAAAGCCGTTCAAGCTGGCCCGACAGGGTGACGCCATAGAGACGCTCCTTCTCCTCGCGGAGCTGGGCAATGTATCGGGGGATGTGCGGGAAGTCGCGACCGTTCAGAAGCTTCGAGGCGATGTCGCCAGCCGAGGCAACATTGTATCCGGCCTGCCGGGCGCATTCGGATGCGGTCATCCGCCCTTCCACATACTCCTCGCAGAATTTTCGCTGCCTGACAGTGATCTCCCGGCCAAACTCTTCTTCGAGCTCCAGCTCGGCCTGCGATTTCAAGAGGGGCTCGGGGTCAACAAGTTTTTCCCACTTCGCCCGAGGCACTGGCCCCGGCTTCTTCTTCTCAACCATGCTGCACCTGTCTACTTGTGGTGTTTCAACAATCATACCGGGCATGGCAAGTCTTTACAAGCAGGGCCTCCGCCGAGTTCCCCTTATAGCGATTTTTCCCAAACGAGAGGCGTTTCGCCTGCAGAAAACGAAAGTGGACAGGGCAGACTGAGAAGATTTTACGATGAACCGTAAATGACTTTTTCGTAGTGTAAAAAATAATGTTTGTGGAAATCAAATACTTATAGGTCATATTTACGCATTTTACGGTGTTTACGGTCACTTTGAATTTATTTTTTTTTTTTTTTTTTTTTTT